GCATCATCCGGGTTTTCGTCCCGCGGTGGTGGCGCAGGGAATGGCGGGCGAGCGCACGCCATCGCAGCCGATCCGCTTCCCGCCGGTGCTGGTTTATAATCGGGATAATTTCGAGGAATACCTGGCCAAGGGCTACGCGCCGGGACCGGCAGCGCCTGCGCCTGCGCCTGTTGTGCGCCACGAGCCGATGTACCGCGGTCGCGAGAACATCCGTGCGCGGGACAAGAACGAAGACTTTATGCCGCCGCCGCCGCCGAGCGACTATCCGCGCTGGGTGTGCGGCGAGATTGCCAAGAATGCCATCGAGGAACGGGAGATCGAAGAGCGCGCAGCACTGGCGCGCCCGCCCGAACCTGATCCGCACTCGGCCGAACGCGCAGAACCTTTGGCCGAACTTGCCAGCCTGAGAGAGGAGTTGGCCGAGCTGAAAAAACTCCTATTGGCGAAAGCGGCCCCACCGCCGCTGCTGCCGCGCCGCGGCGGTTACAGGGTGGGTAATCCGCGCGAGATCGCCGCCGAGAAACGGGAGTTGATCAAGCTGGCGCAAGAGATCGGGATTAATGCGAGCCAACGCTGGACGCTATCGCAGATCAAAGATGCGCTAGAGTTGGCCACCAGCCCGAACAAGGAGAATGCCACAAATGAGGACGGAACGTCATGAAGACAAAAAAGCCGGGCTCGATGAAAGAAGAGATCAAGCCGGTCCGCATAAAGTCACCAAAGCTGTCGTCCTTGGGAAAGGGGATGAGCAAAAAGTCGGGCATGAAGAAACAAAAGATGATGTTTTAAAGCACAACTTTCACTTTATCGCGTCGATGGACGGATCGAGCTATATGGTGATGGTTGATGATTCCCGTGATGTAAAGGCCGAAATCTCGGATCAGGAACTTGGTGAAATCTTTAGCGAGATGGGAAGCTCCGAACTGCAGCATCTCGCCTACATGCAATCGATGCCGGCGCAATATCCGCGCTGGGTTCGCGGCAAGGTGGCCCACGACGCCGAGGAAGAAGCCAAGCTTAACGGAGAGCTTCCGGACATAACAGATGATCGAGTCGGCCAGAGATTGGATACAAGATAGTCTCGAAAAAATCGGCGCTTTCGCACCGGGAGAACCGGTCGAGGGATCTGATTTGTGGCGAGCTATGGCGGTTCTCAACGACATGCTCGACAGCTGGTCGAACGAAGCTCTGACGTGTTTTACAATTTTGCAGCAATCCGCGCCGATCGTCGCCGGTAAGAATCAATACACGATCGGCGACCCGTCGCAAATCTATGGCGGCGAATGGTCGAATGTGCCGCCCCCGGATTTTCTGATGACGCGACCCCTGCGGCTGCGGCTCGGTCCTGGGGCGGCGTATCTGATGGACACCAACAACAACCGGTATCCGGTTGATGTGATCCAGCAGGACCGCTGGAATCTGATCTGGAATTTGCAGTCAACGACCTCGAACCTGCCCGACACTCTGTTTTACGATCCGCAAGTGCCGTACGGCGTCTTGAATATTTGGCCGATGCCCAACACCGGAGGGATGGTTCTGTATTGGGATTCGTACGCTCAGCTCGGGCAGCTGCGCAATCCCTCGGATCAGCTGTTGCTGCCGCCCGGCTACACCAAGGCGATCAAGGACTGCCTGGCGATTGAGTTGTGGCCGTATTTCAAGCCCGATCAGGCGAATGTCCCGCCATTGTTGATGACACTCGCGAGCAAATCGAAAGGCAATATCAAGCGCACCAATCAGCGCGAGAACATCGCCTTTTTTGATCGCGAGCTGACCGCGGCGGCGCCGCGCCCGTACAATATTTACAGCGACACTTACCGTTGAAAACGCCGATCTTTGGCCCGTACGCGCTGTCGCGCGCCCCCAATGTGGTCGATGCGCGCTGCGTCAATCTGATGCCGAGGGCGGTACAGACCAAAGAGGGCAAGGCGATCGGCGCCCTTTATCTGACGCCGGGCCTGACCAAGCTGGCGACTGTCGGCGCCGGGCCAATCTGGGGATTGCACGTTTTCAACGGGTATCTTTACGTCATCTCGGGCAGCAGCGTGTATGTGCTCGATCAAAACTATGCCGCCACCAAGGTTGGCGAGGTGTCGTCGCCGGTCACACAGGTTCCGGCGATGGAAGACAACGGCAATCAGATGGGGATCTTTACCGACAAGGGCGGGTGGCTGCTCGGCAAAACCGCCGGTCAACCGCTGACCGGGGGGACCATCAGCAACCCCGGATATAATTACGCCTTAGCCGATTCGATTGTTTTGTCCGGCATGTCGGGGTCGGCGCCGATTGTCGGCGCGACGATTATGGTCAGCGCGGTTGACGGCTCCGGGGGAGTGACCGGGTTCACCGTGACCAACGGCGGTTCGTTTGCCGATCCTAAGCCGTTGAGCTTTAACCAGGGGACCACCACCGGCTCCGGACAGAATTTTTCCCTGGACAGCCCAACCTTTGGCGCGTCCGCCAACCTTGTGCCGATCCAGTTGCCGTTTGCTGTTACCGGGCAGATCGGGGCGGCGCAGCAGGACGGGTTTCTCCTTCTCAGTCAGCCCGGCACCAACACGATCTATCAATCGGCGCTGCTCGACATGTCGACATGGCCGCCGCTGGCTTTTGCGGCGGCTGACGGCAACCCCGATCCGATCCTCGCGATGCAGGAGATCCATCGCGAGATTTTTGTCATCGAGACCTACGAGACCGAGGTTTGGGTCAACGCCGGAACGTCGCCCTTTGCCTTTGCTCGGTTGGACGGGGTCTATATCGAAGCCTGGACGCAGGCCCCGGCAACGGTGGTGCAGGTCGGCGAAGACTTGATGTGGCTGGCGCAGAACCGGGATGGGACGGCGATCGTCATCCGGGTGCGGGGCTATAACCCGATCAATGTCACCGATCACTCGGTCGCGGCGATCTGGCAGAGCTATGACAAAACCAGCGACGCGGTTGCTTATTGCTACCAGCAGGACAACCAAAGCTTTTATGTGATATCGTTCCCGTCCGCGAACGCGACCTGGGTTTACGACGTCACCGAGAGCGAACTGTTGGGCATTCCGTGCTGGCATCAGCGCGCCGCCCTCGATCCGCAGACCGGGGCCTTTATCCGTCATCCGGCCCAAGTGGCGCTGTCGTCGGTGCAGGGCGCTTTATTCAACAACCAAATGGTTCTTGGGGCATGGGCCGACGCCAATATTTACGCGTACGATTTTGCCAGCCTGACCGATGACGGAGTGCCGCGCAAATGGCTGCGGTCGTGGCGCGCGCTGGCGCAGCCGGTGATGCAGCCGCAACGGTTCTCGCAACTCCAAGTCGATATGCAGACCGGCGCTTGGGTTGGCGATCCGCATCAGGTGGATGATCCCAAGGTCAGCCTGACGTGGTCAGATGATGGCGGGCACTCTTGGGCGCAGGGGCGCATCGGCGCCGCCGGCGCTACCGGCGAGACGGCGAAGCGAGTGATCTTTCGCCGGCTCGGCAGCACTCGGCGGAATTCCGGACTTGACCGGATCTTTGAACTGTCGTCGGCGGACCCGTTTCCGGTGGCGATCGTCGGCGCTGAGTTTGAGTGATGCAATCGACGATCCCTCCGCCGCGTGAGGCTCCGATCCAAGGGCGGCAAGAATGGTTCACCCGGACGTGGTGGCGATTTTTTAGCCATAACGAGGCCACCGCCAACTCGGCGCAGGGCGCCGCGGAGGCGGCGAGCACCGCGGCGGCGGCGGCGCAGGCGAGCGCCGATAATGCCTCTGCGGCTGCAGCAGCGGCGCAAGTGAGCGCCGATAATGCTGCAGCTGCGGCGGTGGCGGCAGCGGCAGTTGCGGCGTCCGCGGCGGCAGCGGTTTCCGCCATCGAGGATGTCGGATCGCAAGCCTTGCTGCGGCCAATGCCGGTGGTTCCAAGTCAGGATCAGTTGGTCTGGATGGCGCTGATGGCGCGCGGCCCGTTATGACGGTAACACCCGCCGCCCTATGGGGACCGCTGGCGCTCGGGACGAGCAATGCGGCGATCTATACGCAGGTCGCAGGGCTCGGCATCGTCACGGAGGCGTTGTTCGCCAATGTCGGGGCGCTGGCGGTTCACCTTAAGGTGTGGGTTGTACGGTCGGGGGGCTCCGCAGGCACCGCCAACCAGATAATCGGAGCCACGGCGACCGGCTTCGCGATCAGCTCGGGACAGTCCTATGTTTCCCCCGAGCTTGCCAATCTGGTGCTGGGCGCCGGCGACGCCATCTGGGCGGTGTGCGATACCGCGGCCAGTCTCAACACGGTTGGGTCGGGGTGGACGCAATGAACTTTGGCAAGATGCCCTTTAGACTGCCCGTCGATCCGCTCTTGGCGCAGCTCGAGGCGCATGAGGAATTGTGGAACCAGCGACCCGAGCGCCGGCTGATGCCGAACTCGCCGCATTGCGAGACCGACGATATCTGGCTGCGCTACAAGGCCGAGATCCCGACCAGCCATACTGAGCCGTTTTATAGCATCTGGTACCCCGAGGCCGCGTGTCTCAGCGAGGCTCGGGAATTGTCGATGATGCTGATGGCAAAGCTTGGCGCGACGCATTTGGGCGGCGTCCTGATTACCCGCGTCCCGCCCGGCAAAAAGGTCTATCCGCACAACGACCGCGGCTCGTGGCATGCCGAGTTTCACTGGATCAAAGTCTATGTGGCGCTCGAAAGCAATGCCGGATGCCGAACTTGGTTTGCCAATGATCGCGGCGATTTCGACGGGTTTCGGATGCGCGCCGGCGAGGTGTGGCAATTTGACAATCAGGTCGATCATTTCTGCGAAAACCGGGGCAACACGCCGCGCACCAGCCTAATCGTGTCGATGAGCCGAAAATGAAAAAACCCTTGCCGGCTCACGGCCACGACATCGAGATCACCCAGCCGATCACGGTCGATATCACGACCGTTGACGGCGTCTTTATCCGTCAGATGGTGGTCCGGAATGCCGGGACTTTTTGTCCGCAGCATTCGCATGTCTTCGATCATACGACGATGCTCGCCAAAGGGCAGGTCTTTCTCTGGCGGGACGGCTGTCTCGATCAGCGTTACGCCGCACCGGCGGCGATTGTCATAAAGGCCGGGGTCAAGCATCTGTTTCAGAGCCTGGTGGACGACACGATCCTCTACTGTATCCACAATCTGCACGGCGCAGAAATGGTCCAGCTGCTCGCCGAGCATGATATCGCGGAGTATGTCTGATGCCGTTTGCGGTTGCGGCTGGCATCGGCGCTGTAGGGTCGATCGCTGGCGGTCTGCTATCGGGCGGGGCGGCCAAGAGTGCGGCCAACACCCAGGCGAATGCCGCCGACCAAGCGGCACAGACCCAACTACAGGCGCAGCAAGCGGCGATCGCCGAACAGCAGCGGCAATTCGATGCGCTGCAACAGCAGCTGGCGCCGTTCTCCCAGGCGGCGTCGGGGTCGGGCGGCACCCTGTCGCAGCTGCAAAACCTACTGAGGCCCGGTGGCGGCCTGGCCCCGTCAGCGCAGGATTTTGCCCAGCCTGGGCCGGTCCCGCAATACAACATGCCGGCGTTTACGGCGCAGCAATTCAAGGCGTCGCCGGGCTACAATTATCAGCTGGGGCAGGCACAAAATTCGATCCAGAACAGTGCTGTCGGGCGCACCGGCGCGCTCTCCGGCAATATGCTGCAGGGTTTGCAGCAAAACGCAACCGGGCTGGCCTCACAGGATTGGTGGAGCGCCTACAACGCGTACGCGCAAAACTACCAGAACCAGTTCAACGCCAACAACCAGAATTATTGGCTGGACACTCAGTCGCGCACCCAGTCGCTGAACAATTACTTTGCGATGTTGAACGCGCTGACCGGCCAGGGGCAGAGTGCTGCGGCCGGCCAGGGCGCCGCCGGGATTCAGACCGGGTCCA